AATTTGCTTAATGGGCAAGGGAAGCGCACCAAGACCGATACCAGATCGGGAAACATACGAATCAGAGTTCGACAGAATTTTCAGAAAGGGTCAAGCCACAGAGCAACCCAAAGGCGACAACGATGACCGAGAAACTCTCGACAAATCCCGGCATAGCTAACCTCAAGCGAGGGCATGACAGAACGGGCGTACCTAACAAAATGACTAAGGCGCTCAAGGAAATGATTCTGGGCGCTTTGGATGATGTTGGTGGCCAAGAGTATTTAGCTAAACAGGCTTTGGATAACCCGAATGTCTTTTGTGCGTTGATTGGCAAGGTGTTGCCGATGCAGGTGAACGCAGATTTAACAAGCGGTGGCGAGCGACTGGACTTAACCATTAACTTTGTGAGAAACAAAAATGCCAGTAACCCGTAACATCGTTGTTCCAGTGACTCAGAAGCCGACCAAAGTACCGACTGAAAAGCCTAAGAGATGAGTGTGCTTAACCGTCAGTCTAAATGGCTGACTATGCCTATCACCAAGCGCATTACGGACGCTATTCGCAGGACATTTGGCACGACCTTTAACCCTGCTGATTTGTTCACAGGCGGCTACACTGGTGGCTGGTACGACCCTAGCGACCTTTCGATTGATTACACGCTGTCAAGCGCAACTGTACAGGTAACGGCTGACGGTGATGCGTTAGGCTTCCTTTACGACAAAAGCCAGTCACTTGTATTGGGCGCTGAAAAGATAACAAACGGCGGGTTTGCGTCCGGCGCTTCTTGGACACTTGGTCCAGGTGTGACCATTTCAGGCGGCGCGGCTCACTTTGTGGCCGTTGGATCAGGCTTGGACTCACTTTATCAGCTAGGTGTTGGCGATATTGCTGGCAAATCATTTGAAGTCACTTACACGATTTCAAGCTATTCAAGCGGCTCAGTAAGACCTTTTTGGGGTGCGCAAGGTGGCGATGTTACTGCATCAGCAAACGGCACATATACAACGCGCTTCGGTGCGGGTTCATCGGGTAACACGAACTTAGTATTCAAGGCGCAGGCGGCAGGAACTACGTTAGATATTGATGATGTATCTGTCAAGGAAGTAACAGGAAATCACGTTTCCCAAGCCACTTCTGCGGCTAGGCCGTTGTATGACCTTACTTCATCGCTACACTCTACTGAATTTGATGGCATTGATGACGCTCTAACGAGTCCGCAAGGTGGTGGTGCGACAACTGCTTTTTGTTTCATGGCATGTATCAAGCCTACACAGCTAGGCGCGAGAACGGCACTTTTCAGTGATGCTAATTTGGGCGCATTTACTGGCTACTATTTGGAAGTAACGGCGGCAGGCAATCTCAGGTTTCTGGCAGGAAATGGCGCTTCATATACGTCAGTTACATCAGGAAACGCGGTTTCAGCGGGAACGGTTTACAGCGTTGAATGTTATGACGACGGCACGAATATCGGCGTATGTTTGAATAACGGAACACCTGTGACAGCGGCAAGGCCAACAGTTTCAGCGGGAACAACTGCATTTTTTATCGGGCGCGATGCTACTGCCGCTTCGGGCTACTTCAAGGGCAATATATACGGCGCGATATACACGCGCAACAAAGCCAATACCCCGACAGAACGCGCTAACGCAATTACATTGCTACGGGCCAAAGGTGGCATATGAGTTTATGTGCAATTATCCCCGTTAGCCTGCTTGATGCGGCCAACAATGAGCTAGAGCTAAAAGGCTATGGCCCTGGAAACTTCGGTGTACCTTTGTATCAGAATGGCTCAGTAACCTACATGGGGCTTCACGCCGCAGGCGACTTGCCGTTTGAAGCCGCAATCAAAGCGATTGCAGGCGTTATCTGGGAAGAAAGCAACGGCGACCCGATGACGCGGTTTAATGCGCTTGTAGCGACCCAGGGCTTGAAGTGGGGCGGTAACGCGCCTGCATTGCCCACGAGTGGCATTGTGGACGCTGGAAGCCTTTACCGATGGGCAGGTGATAATGAGCTTTACACGGTCATTCAGCAGTATGACATCGGCATTTACGGTGGAGACCCTAACACCTATCCGGCGCTGATTATCAAGACCCGCGATCCGTACAAGCTCTACACATGGTATCAGACTGGCCAATTCAACGCCTTCAAGGTGCTTAACCCTGTTACCGGAACGAATGACGAGTGTATGTTCAATGGCCGTCATTACTATGTAACCGCAGGCGATGGCTCTGGTAATAACACATGGCCTCCTGATGGTAGTGGAAGCTATGGATGGAGCGAGGTTGACCCAAGCCCATTGAGACAGGTATGGAACTGGTTCAGAGGCTTGTTCAAGTAATTTCAACAAACAAAAGGATTTAAAAGATGCCACAGACAGTCGTAGTAGCGGCAGGAACAACCCAAGCCGCAAGCGCAACCCTAACCATTGCAGCAGGTGCTATCAACACCTATTGCATTTATGCCGCCACAGGCGCGGTTCAGCCCGACCAGTCGGCAAGCATTGACTATGTAACCCCAGGCGGTACGGTGTCCATTGGTTACTTGTCGAACAGCTTCCCAGCGATACAGGTTCAAGGCCCAGCGCAGGTGGTTATCACTAAGCAACCATCAGCCACTTCCTGCGGCGTGTTGCAAGAGGCTTAATGCAAGTTGATTTGCCGGACGTACTCTCACCGTTGTTTGAACCGCACCGCTGCAAGGTGCTTTACGGTGGGCGATGTTCGGGCAAGTCATGGGGTATTGCGAGGGCGTTGCTCGCTCTAGGCGCGTCTAGGAAACTTCGGATACTTTGCACACGCGAGGTGCAGAAGTCGATTAAGAATAGCGTCCACAAGCTCCTGAGCGACCAGATACAGGCTTTAGGGCTTGGCAAGTTTTATGTGATAACGCAGACAGAGATTAAGGGCATCAACGGCACGGAATTCCTGTTTAACGGGCTTTCCGACCAGACAGCAGACAGCATCAAGTCGTTTGAATCTGTTGACCTATGTTGGATTGAGGAGGCCGCTTCGGTCAGTGAGCGCAGTCTGCGGATATTGACCCCGACAATCCGTAAAGAGGGTTCCGAGATTTGGGTATCAATGAACCCTGAGTTGGAATCCGACCCAGCCTATGCTTACTTTGTTATCGATCCGCCACCTGATAGCTTCATCCTGAAGATGAACTACACGGAAAACCCGTGGTTTAACGACACGATGGAATCGGAACGGGTACACGCTGAACGGACAATGCCGAAAGACGATTATGAGAATGTCTGGTTAGGCAAGTGTAAGCCTGCGGTAAGCGGTGCGATATATGCGGATGAAATTGCTAAAGCGAATATCAGCAATGTTCCGTATGACCCAGCATTCAAGGTGCATGTGGTGTTTGACTTGGGCTGGAATGACAAGATGTCAATCGGGCTTGTGCAGAAGCACTTGTCTGAGGTGCGAGTGATTGAAGCCTTTGAGGATAGCCATAAAACGCTTGACTGGTATTCGGCGGAGTTAAGGAAAAAGAATTACAATTGGGGAACGCTGTATTTGCCCCATGACGGCGCGCATAAGGACTATAAGACAGGTCAGAGCGCCCAGCAGATGCTTCAGGCAATGGGCTGGACAGTTCAGATTGTGCCGAATCAGCCGATTGAGTCCGGCATTAGGGCGGCGCGTATGCTGTTTCCCCGCGCTTACTTTGACAAAGACAAGACCGAGCGATTAATCGCTTGCTTGCGTCGTTATCGGCGTGGGATACCGCTGACAACGGGTGAGCCTGGCGCTCCGATACACGATGAATTTAGTCACATGGCGGATATGTGGCGTTATATCGCTTTAAGCGTTGATGGAATGACAAACGAAACCTTTGGCGGCGCGTTGAATTACAGGAATCTAGGAACGATATGACCGATAAAATGGATGACCGCGAAATCATAGCGATTATCGACCAAGAGCTTTCCACGGCGATAGGCAATACCGATAACTTTGCACAGTTCCAAGCCGATAGCCTTGACTATTACATGGGCAATGCAACGGGCTATCTGTCACCGCCTGATGTTGATGGACGCTCAAGTGTTGTCGATAAGACGCTGATGGAAGCGATTGAATGGATAATGCCGTCCTTCATGCGCCTATTCTGCGGTTCCGATCAAGTGGTTCGTTTTGAAGCCGATGCCCAAGAGGATGAACAGGGCGCCGATGATGCTTCAGCCTTTGTAAACCAT